CTACTTTTTGTCTTCTTTTTTCTTTCTTAACTTATTTACTGCTTTTACTTTTTCATCTACGGATATATGGGTATATCGAAGAGTTGTGTTGTATGAAGTGTGCCCCATGATTTCTTTTATGATGGCGGGGGCTACTTTTTTTTCGGCAAGGGCGGTCGCGGTTGTATGACGGCAGCAATATGCATCCAAGGGGCGTATCCCTGTGCGCTGTATGAACTCAGCCCACATTTCGTAAAAATCTTCTATCCGCATGTCGATGATTCCGCCTTTTTTGGATAGGCTGATTTGCTTTTTTATTACGGGAATGATGCAATCAGCCAATGGAATCACTCGATTTATACCCGCCTCCGTTTTTATTCCCCCAATCATGTATTTTTTATCGAGGAAAATGTCTTTTACCTGTTGTGCAAATAACTCGCCTGTCCGCATGCTGGTATAGATCATTGCCAAAGCATATCCCGCAAAATTATTTCCATTTTCGTAGTCTTTCCATATCTTTGCTACCTCCTCTGATGTAAATGCGTCGCGTTTGGATTTGGGCGTTTGAGGCAATTCGATATATTGAGCTAAGTTTTTGTTTGGAGGAAGTATTTCTTCTCTTTCTGCAATTTTGTACATATGGGATAAAAGCGTTTTAATATCACGCTTTGGGTAATATGCGCCCGGCGCGCCGTCAACAATTTCTTGCATTTCGAGGAATGTAAGCGTTTGAATATCCCGGTGCTGTAACTCCTCGAGGCGGCCCCATGCCGTGAGATAATGAGATTTTTTGTCTTCTGACATTCCTTTATATTTTTTTGTTTCTTTCCAAAGGTTATAAAGGTCGCGCAGAATAGGCGACTTTTCCGAGACAGTGTATTTCCCGTTTTTCAAAATGGGCAAATAGTCCAGAGCGTCTTTTTTTCGGAGAAACCCATCTTTTGTGCGCCGTATATTGGCTCCATTGGCCATGACACGCACTTCAGCTCTCCACTTTTTATTGGGGAGCTGGTACACTGTGCCAGAACCGTTGCCGCGCTGTTTTCCTTTCTTTTGCTGCATGGTTTGTTTCTTTCCGCACCAATTGCAGAACATACTTTCGTTGGGAATTTCTTTGCCGCATTTTTTACATAACATAAAAACACCTCCGGGCGCACTTTACAAAGCCTGCCCAAAGGTGGTACAATCACATTGTCGGACGGATTGCCCATTGGGTAAGCTGTTCTATAAACGCTTCACGGTTGCCGCCGTGGGGCGTTTTTTCATATTTTAAAATTTCAAGTAAGTTAATAACATTTTTTGCAAGGTGTTCTGCCTTGCGCTTGAGCTTCGCCAATGGTAACTTGCCATGGGTTTTTCATGTTACTACAATTAGGATTGCTATGATATTTTTTTCCGCTACCGCTAATCCACACTAAATCCCCTTGAGGCGCTTGTTGCGCAACGGGCTGATCGGGCTCAACAGAAGGGGCCTGAGACTGTACAGGTGGGGTTTGTGGCTCAACAGGTTGCGGCGGAGAAGCCGTGTCACTAGCGTTTTGTCCATTCCTGTCATTGGTGGTAGGATTTGTTTCTACATCAGGATTACGGCTTGGCGTAATAGTTATGGTTTGGCCATCCGAGGTACAGATAATGTCTCCTTGCATATCTGTTCGAAATACTTTTACATCTGCGTCGCGTAAACGGCTCAATGTAACATCATCCGGATGTCCGTATGAGTTGTCCTGCCCAACTGACAGAACTGCGTATGTGGGCATTACTTCTCTTAAAAATATATAAGAGGTAGAAGTTTCGCTTCCGTGATGTCCGACCTTTAAAACGTCTGAAGACAAGTCCTTTCCGATCACGGCCTGCTCTGCTACGTATTCTGCATCACCAGTAAATAGAAAAGAATTATTTCCGTAAACAATTTTTAGAATTATGGACGTGTCGTTTGTGTTGTCCGTGGAGGCGTTAAGACCAAGAATTTCAACGGATGCTGAACCAAGCGAAAAAGAATCGCCTGCGTGTGGAATAACGATTCCGCCGTTATCGTCTGCCTTTGCTTTGAAATTACGAAATGCGTCGCTATCGTAGTTATTTACAGGACAAAATACAATTCCAGCTTTCGCATAGGAGAGTGCGCCGGAAAGCCCTCCGATATGATCCTCATGTGCATGTGTGCCAATAACATAATCAAGATAGGAAACACCTTTGCTGTTGAGGATAGAATATATTCTGTTGCTGTCCTCCACGTTTCCACCGTCGATTAACATGTAATGTCCATCACATTCAACAAGGGCGCTATCGGCTTGCCCAACATCAATAAATGTGATTTGGAATATGCTGTTTCCCGGAGAGGTATTTTCTAATTCAACAGTGGATGAGGCATTACTATCGGATTCGACAACTGTTTTGGACGAACTCACCATTGAAGAAATACTTGAGGATGAAGAAGATGGCAGTTGTGTAGGTATAGTTTGCGCGGTTGAATCTTGAGTGGGTGCAATTAGCGCAGCCCAAAAGAATAAAACGGCAATCAGAGCGGTTTTGATAGATTTGCGAAAAAATGGGGGATATAGATTTTGTATTATCTTTATGGGTAAGGATGCGATTCCGGCCAGCAAAAACAAAAAAGCTGCAATACTTGGAAAATAGACAAAAAATCCAAGAATACAGAATACAGAAAACGTCCAATTTAGAATTTTAACCGTTTTTGACATTCGACCATTCCTCCTAGATAGCATGAACTCTTAAGGATTTAGCGTTCCTTGCTGCGTTCTTTTACAATTTCCACGAGTTTGAGTATATCTTGCGCACTGGTCTCTGTTAATGGCCCATCACACGAAAAAGCGATGCCTTGCAATTTTTGTAAGGTTTCTGGTGTGATTGGGTCATTTTCTATTTCACGGGCACGTTTACGTTCGGCTAATTCTTGTGCAAAATTTACGTTGCATGCCTGTGTGTAATAGTCAAGCATTTCCTGTACATATTCCTCACGCACACTGAGCTGTTCCGCAAGCTGCCAAACCTCTGTGTAGCCTTCTTCCATCAAGGACAGTAGCTTTTCAACAGAATAATATTTTTTAAAGCCGTAGCGAACCGCGATGTTTTCCTGATGTTCTCGCACCGTGTACGGACTGTCCAACTGATAAAAGGTGTTCGTGGCAAAGTGGCCCTCTTCGTGAATGAGGATTTCACGCTCGTGTTCAGTGCTTTCTACTTTTTGGGGGTCAATGCAAAGATAGCCGGATGGCTCTGCAACTGCGACAACTTCTTTTGTGGAACAATGAAAGACTTCTATTCCTTGTTGATCTAAATTGTCGTACAATTCGTCAAGAGGAACCGTGGCATTCATTTTCTCATTCTTCTCCTTTTTCGCGTTTTCTGCGTTTTTTCTCCGCTATCATTTCCATAATCATTGTTATATCGTCAATCTCAGCTTGGCTAAACTCTTCTTTTACCTTGCCATATGCTGCGAAAAGTTGGCCAGCGAGAGGATCATTATTAATTTCTTGGCTAATTTCTGAGATTTCTGGTTGGGAGGATTTCCGTTCCATCGCTACATCATAGCCCATAAGCCACGCCTCTGAGACATCCAATGCCTTAGCAATCGCCCATAGACGATCCTGTTTAGGCTCAAATGCACCGCTTAAATACTGGCTAAGAGCACTTTTAGGGATTCCTGCTTTCGCACATAACTCTACCTGTTTAAATCCGCGAATCGTCATTGCTTGTCTTAGTCGTGAAGAAAACTGATTATCTATACTCACAAGGAATGCCTCCGTTCCTGTTTATCTGTTTTCATTATATAGTAACAGTTTAGAAAAATCAACATTATTCAGAAAATAATTTAGAAATCTAAATATTTTGTGTTGACAAGTCAAAACATGCGTGGTAAACTATTGTTGGTTCAGAAAACTAAACCAAAAAGGAGGTGATTTTACGCAAAAAATGAACTATGACAAACTTTTAGGGGCGGCCCGTGCTTTGGGATTGAAACAAAAAGATATGGCAAAAATTGCTCACATAACGGAAAGCACCATGTCTTTAAAAATTTCTGGGCGATATCCTTTTACTTCTGATGAAATTCGTCAGTTAGTAGAGCATATGAAAATACCGCCAGAGAGGATAGGCGAATATTTTTTTACCCCAAAAGTTTAGAAAACAAAACGAACCTGAAAGCGAGGTGAAGCGATTGAAACGTTGTTTGATGTGCCGAATCATGGACAAGCTACTGGACCCAGTTCCGAAAGAGTTCAAAAGCCAAGGCAACGATGCCGGAAAAGTGCTCTACTATCAATCCCAAAATGAAAGTTATCGCAGGCACAAGCACTTGCAATACCGCAATCTTCTCTTGTCGGCGCTTATATGCTTTTTCCTCGGACTCGTTACGCAAATGTTCTTCAAGTTTTTCTAAAGCAGACAGACCTTCGAGCGTAAGAGAAAATTCGTTCCGGTAGCGGACGACGCCATTTTGAACATCATAGATTGGTCGTTCGACATAGCGGCACCGAACAAGGCTTTCAAGTTCGTCTAACGAAACGGAATAATCACGGTACAGCGTGTTCACATCAATACGAGGGTGTGTTTGGATGATTTTAAGAATTTCGATTGACCGGGTACTTAAAAATTCCACACTTGTCACGACCTTTCACGCTCATTGTAGCACAAAGGAGATGAAGCGGCTACTTGATCGGGCTATTGGAAAGCGATTTGTTTTAACTCAGAAGCGTTACCCCAATGATCTGGTCGTAGAATACCGTGAGATATTCAAAATGAGTGGATTCACTTCCATGTTGTAAAGTGGCGTTTCCAAGCAAAATCATGCCATCGTTTCCGGGGACACATTGTGGAGAAACCCTGTACTTTCCGAAATAGTCTATTGAGCTTTGCTTGGTGACAAGAGGGATTAACTCATTGGAATCGTCGGATGGCATCCTGAGTACTGTCCCGGTTATTATGCCAGCGGCAGTAATAAAAGCGACGGTCCCGACGTTTTCCTCACTTCCTAATAATGCATAGGCTTTACAAAGGGTTTTCTTTAGACTTGGCATATCCATTTCATCACATCCTTTATTACAAGATACCACATCTAATGTCCGTAAAATGGGACAGAAAGGAAAATTATGACACTGAAAGATATTGAAGAAATGACGCGCGAACGGATTGGAACAAGGGAGATTGCCGCACTATACGGCATGTCTCCGGGTGATGTTCTGAGAAAGGCGCATTCAGACGACCCAGAGCAACGATGGCCATTCAATTTCACTTGGAACGGGAATCGCCTTATGGTTCCAAGGGAAGCGTTCCTTGCGTGGGCACGTGGCGTGAGAGGTAACGAAAATGGACAAACCTAACCCGTTCTGCCTGCGTCTCCCGCGCGGCCTGCGTGGATGGACAAGCCTTATTTACAAGGTGGTGCTGATCGCAGCTATACTGCCTGTGCTGGACGGCTTGCAGGCGATAGGCCGGGGAAACTCGGACATGCTGCCGGGGCTTGCAACGCTGGCGTTTGGGCTGGTACTGGTGCTTGCCGGGATCGCGGGATACATAGCTGTAAGAGAGGAGGAAAATCCCAATGAATAAAGATGATATGGTCGAAGAAAAAATCAAACTCTTAGAAGAGCAAGTAGCATCGCTTGCGCATCGTGTGAAGATACTGGAAAGTCATGACCGTGTTCTTTGCGGCAACGGGAAAACAGAATACGTATATACCATTGTTGAAAATTACGCATTGGAACAGGCAAAAAAAGAGCGTGCCGATGCACGCCCCTAATTGAGAATTAATTGTCTGCGATAAACTCTGCCATTGTCTCGATTGCTTCCGCTAACCGGCTTATAGCTAGATCTGTTTCTCTTACAATCAGCACAATGTCATTTTCTGTGATTTCAGTTCCGTCTGGCGTACCGTATGGCATACTAACGCGCAATGCAAAGCCAGCTCGCGCGTTTTGGGCAAGTTCTTTTACGTCAGACAGAAGCTTAGATGAGTTCGGTTTCAAAAAAATCACCCCCTTTCCAATACTCAGCATATCATTTATGTCTGTGATTTTGAGAAAGGAAGAAACAATTCGTCAAAATACCATAAATTTTCGTGATTATAGAGAGGAGGACAAGCATGAAAATAACGCATGAGACGCGGCGTGAGAGCTTTGAGCAGCTTGACCCGAGCGGGCGAAAGGCGGCTATCTTGGCAGAGCTTGAGCGCGGCGATGGCACGGCACTGGAAATCATGAGGCGAATGGGTTTTACAGACCCGAACCGAGTAAGACCGCGTTTGAACGAGCTTGACCGTGCGGGATACATATTCCAGGTCGGAAAACGCCGTGACCCTTACACGGGTGTGGAAGGTGTCATATACAGCAAAAAAAGCCCTGCCCGCGCTACCAACACGGACAAGGCAAAAGAGAAAAATACTCTACTTAAAAAATACACCACTGGGGAGGATTTGTCAAATGCCTGAACTGCATTACATCGGAATATCTGCGGCGTTTGACCCTTACGCGGAGGCAGAACCGGTGTCTTATTGCCCGGAATGCGGCGCACCGGTATATGACGGAGAGCGCATCTATTACGGGCATGGAACAGACCATGTAATAGGCTGTGAGCATTGCATTGATACAGGCTTTGCACAGGCCGGATAAGGAGTACATATGGATAATTTAGCGATATACAATGATTTACGCGTTGTACCGGAAGAAGCAAAAAAAAGATTACAGGAGGACGTTTAAACGGATTTACCGATATCAACAGCATGTGGCGAATCAAACGTTTAACAGAGAAATTCGGACCATGTGGAATTGGATGGAAAACCATAAACGAAAAATATCGCACAGAACCGGGAGCAGATGGAGCCGTCGCTGCATTTTGCGAACTCGACTTAGTATACCGTCTTGATGGCGGGGGATGGAGCGAGCCGGTACATGGAGATGGCGGGAGCATGCTTGTTGCCAAGGAAAAAGGCGGGTTATATACAGATGATGAATGCTTTAAGAAGGCCCGTACTGATGCCATTGGAAACGCTGGGAAACTGCTTGGGCTGGGTGCGGATGTATACAACGAAAATGACCGCACGAAGTATAAAAAAGAACTGTATAAGTGCAACAAGTGCGGCAAATCACTTCACGACGTGATGCTTCGAAATGGCGAGTTGTGGGCGGCACATGACATTGCAATTTATGGCCTTAGAAGGTTTGGAGATATGTTGTGCGACGAATGTCAGAACATAGTCCTAAAAGAGGAAAAGGAAAAGAAAGAAGAAAGCCTTTCGCTCGCAGGCGGTGAAATCGTTGAGCAGACTGTTTAATTTCACGAATGCGCGTATGTCTACGGAAGGAGAACTTTGCTTAAAGGTGAAAAACCGCGCGCAGGCCGCACAGCTTGCCTATGAGCTAAAAGACAAGACCGTGGATATGGTGGCAGAGATCAAGCGTAAAACGAAAGCCCGAAGTAAAGACGCAAACGCTTATGCGTGGGAGCTTATGGGCCAGATGGCCGATTTGCTGCACACAGACAAGGACAGCGTATATCTTGAGATGCTGAAAAGATACGGCCAGCAATTTGTGGTAAAGGTGCCAAATAAAAGCGTTGAGATGTTCAAGCGTCAGTACAAATACTGCGAACAACATGAAACACTTGCTCCGGAAGAACGGGCGCAATATTACCGCGTATACCTTGGCAGCTCTACATACACCACCAAGGAAATGAGTGTCCTGATAGACGGCATTGTCAGTGAGTGCAAAGACCTTGGAATAGAGACGATGACACCGGAAGAACTGGCACGCATCAAGGAGGAGCCACGGTGAAGAATCTCGATAAAAACGGATACGCACCCAGCATTGTGACGTTTGATACAGACTGCTGCTTTTTGTGCGGCGGACAGGATGAAAAACTGGACAGGCATGAATGCTTTGGCGGAGCGATGCGCGAAAAGAGCAAGCGTCTTGGGCTTTGGGTTCCTCTGTGCCATGTCCGGTGCCACGAATACGGGCCGAATGCAGTACACAGAAACAGAGAGGCAAGGATTTATTGCCAGCAGGCAGCACAGAAAGCGGCGATGCAGGAATACGGATGGAGCAAAGAAGATTTTATCCGCGAATTTTACAAAAACTATCTGTGATTTGTAAAGTACAGTTTTAAGTTAATGGAGGCTTGATTATGAAAAAACTGTGGAAATTTGAATGGGATTCTGATTATGCATTTATCGGAGGGATTTTTAAAGCTACTGACGAACAAATAAAAAATGCAATTGGGAAAACCATTTATCTTGGAGAAGCAGAAGGAAAACATTCTGAAGTTTATGGTGTACTCGAGGAAAATGATATCGTTCTGGTAAGCGATAATCCTATTGCGGTGAAAATTATTCCCGAATTTGGATATAACCCGTTGGGTTATATTTCTGATGAGGATGTCTGATATGGGATTAAACGTAGTCGCGTTGATGGGCCGCCTTGTGGCTGAACCCGAACTGCGCCACACAACGAGCGGAGTTGCGACATGCACGTTCCGCATCGCGGTAGACCGCAGCTATTCCAAGGATGGAGAACGAAAGGCCGATTTTATCGACATTGTAACATGGCGGCAGACAGCGGAGTTTGTATGCAAGTATTTCCACAAAGGCAGTATGATCGCCGTGAACGGTTCCATCCAGACCCGTAATTATGAGGACAAAAACGGGAACAAGCGTACGGCCTTTGAGGTGGTCGCAGGAGGCGTTCATTTTGCAGGTGGGAAAGATGATGGCGCACAGCGCGGAACTTCTCAGACGAGCGCACAGCGTACACCGGAGCCGTTTAAAACAAATGCCGCTGCAGCAGATGTGCAGCAGGAAGAATTTGCGGTAATTGACGATAGCGGTGATTTGCCGTTTTAGGAGGAGCCATGCTTGACGGAGGATTTGTTTTGGTACACAGGAGCCTTTTGAAATGGGAATGGTACGATGATATCAATACAACGCGGTTGTTTTTGCATCTGCTGCTTACTGTGAATTACGAGCCTCAAAAATGGCAGGGTGTCATGATTGAGAGAGGGCAACGTGTTGCAAGCTTTTCAAAACTGTCGAATGAAACCGGGTTGACAACCAAACAAATTCGGACAGCCTTAGAGCATCTCAAGCGGACTGGCGAAGTGGCACACACATCAACGCCAAAATATGGCTTATTTACAGTAAATAATTACGATAAGTACCAACCATATGGCACACCTGACGGCATACAACAAGGCACAGAAAACGGCAGTCTAGGGGCAGTCAAAGGGCACACAAAGGGCAACAATGGAATAAAGAAAAATAAAGCTAATAAAGCAATAATAGAAAAAGATATCTCTATCGAGATATCCAAAAAGAAATTTGGCGAGTTTGAAAACGTGCTGCTCGACGGGCAAGAGCATGGGAAGCTGGTGGACAGCTTGGGCGATATTGGCGCATCGGAGTATATCGAGCGGTTATCTGCCTATCTTGCACAAACCGGGCACCGTTACAAAAGCCACTATGCAACGATTCTGAACTGGTGGAGGAAAGACGGCAAGCCTGTTAAACGCACATCGGAACCGCGTGTTATCAAGCCGGACGTGGGACGGGAGATCACGCCGGATATGACGGCAGAGGAGTTGTTTTAAATGCTCGGGGCAGAACAGAGCGTCATTGGCTGCCTGATGCTGGAACCCGCATTGCTGGATAAGGCGCGCACGATGCTTTCACCGAAGATGTTTGAGGCGGAGCCGCTGGCACGGATATTTTCCTGCATGCTGAAGCTGAAAAAGGCGGGAATGCCTGTAGACGCGGTGACGGTGGTTTCTAAGCTTGGCGCAGAGTACGACGGGATAATCCGAGAATGCGCAAGTATTACGCCGCGCATTGAGACATTTCCGCAATATTCGGCGCTTGTACTGGACGCATGGCGGGAACGTACATTGGTGACGGATTTACAGAGCCTTGCCATCAGCGGGCACACCGCCGACGAAATGACGGCGGAGCTTGAACGGATGGCAGCGCAGCAGCGTGACATCATGCAGCACGTACACAGCACATCGGAGCAAACATTTTTGGAGGCTGTGACGGAGGCATATAAAAACTTATTTCGGCCCGATACGTCGCTGAAAACCGATTGGAAACAATTCAACGACGTGCTGGGAGGTTTACAGCGAGGATGCCTGTACATAATTGCGGCGCGTCCGGGAGACGGCAAAACAGATTTTTCCATGCATCTGGCCGTGCAGCTTGCAAAGCGCTATCGCGTGGATTACAGAAGCCTTGAAATGACAAAGGAGCAGCTTGTGCACCGCATACTTTCTCGGGTATGCATGATAAATTCCACACGCTTTCGAGACCACGACATTGACGAAAACGCGCAGAAACGCATCGGCATTGCGGTAGACCGAATGGGAGATTTGCACCTCGTGATGGACGATACGCCTGGAATATCCGCCGAGGATGTGGAGGCAAAGCTTGCTTCAAGCAAGCCGGACGCAATGTTTATCGACTACCTGGGATTGATGCGCGGAGACGATACTGGAAAAAAACCTTTGTGGCAGATAACAGGCGAGATCACGCACTCGCTTAAGGCCATGGCGCAAAAGCACAATGTTGCAATTGTGGCATTGGTACAGATGGGACGAGCAGTGGACAGACAGAAAGAACCTACGCTTTCGGATTTAAAGGGCGGAAGCGACATCGAAGCGGACGCGGATGGTGTGATTTTTATGCGTCCGAAGAAAACAGAAGATTTTTTAAGCGGGGATGATGCGTGGGAAGTGGATGCGATCATCGCAAAAAACCGCCACGGAGGAATGGGAAGAATGCAATTCCACTGGCAGCCGCAGTACCACAATTATATCCCGGTTGATAACAGGAGGAGCGAATGAGCGAAAAAGAACTGGAGCGGCGTATTGACGTGCTTCTGACTGCGATTGAAAAGGCTCAGTTTTTTATCAACTACACAAAAACAGAGCTGAACGCATTAGAAAAGGAACTACACCATGAACAGCCGTGAAAAAGGGAAACGCGGAGAGCGGGAGTTGGCCGGAGAACTTCGTAGGCACGGATATGATGCCAGACGAGGGCAGCAGTATTGCGGTGTGAACGGCGATGCCGACGTTGTAGGCCTGCCGGGGCTGCACATCGAATGTAAGCGTGTGGAAAGGCTTGACCTGTACGCCGCTATGTCACAGGCCGAGCATGACGCACCGGACGGGATGCTCCCCGTGGTGATGCACCGGAAAAATAACTGCCAGTGGTTGGTTACAATGCGGCTGGACGACTACATGGAGATTTACCGGGAATGGGAGGCCGGAAAACATTGAGCAAAAACCTTGCGCTTACGCTTGCCCGTGCAAAAAACAACGGGATTCGTGAAGGAATCGACGCTGTGTGCGAAGCCATGGCGCTTGCGCACTACAACGCAGCAATAGAGCTTGAGCTTGACGAGCGAGAGGTCGGAGCATTTTATACGCGAATGCGGCAGGAACTACTTGAGATCCTTGCACAGGGCGGAAGAGATACGTTTACAGATGAGATGCGGCACGCTATAGCGGTTGCCTATGAAAAGATGGGCGTAGAGCCGATGTGATGGGAGATAAAATGGGTGAAAACAGTATATGACATCATGCAAGAAAAAAATGCAGATTTTAACCGTGCGGTCTTTATGCAAAAGCAGTCGTTACCGTATGAAGCAAAGGTCATACATGCAAAAGTACGGGCAATTGAATTTTACAACGAGATTGTGGGCACACGTGGAGAAAATGTCCACGTATCGGTGGGGGGGCTTGACAGCATCACTTTGTTGATGTTCCTGCGGAAAGTCTGCCATCTTGATGTTCCGGCAATTTCGGTGTCTTCTTTGGAGGACAAGAGCATTCAGGCAATCCACCGACAACTTGGGGTGGAAACTTTAAAGCCGTTGAAAAGCAAGGTAGAGGTGTTGAATGAATGCGGGTTCCCGGTACTATCGAAAGAGATCGCGGGAAAAATTAAGCTGTTGCAAAATCCCAGTGAGAAAAACAGAACGGTTCGCCATGCCATTATTACAGGTGAAACAGGTGCATATGGAGGGAACCGAACCGGGAGCCGTATGCGTATGAGCCAAAAGTGGCTTGACAAATTCGGCGGAGCAGATGCAGAGGGGGCGGAATTGGGTTATTCTGCCGCGCCATTCAAAGTCAGTGATAGATGCTGCTATTACCTCAAAGAGCGGCCTTGCGATTTATGGGCCAAAGCACACCATAGTCACCCTTATCTGGGACTGATGGCCAGTGAAGGTGGTCGGCGTGCAAAAAGCCTCGCAATGAACGGTTGTAATTATTACAGCCCGAGCGCTACCAGAAGCGCGCCTTTTGCCATATTCAGCCGCAATGATTTGTTGCAGCTTGCGCTTGAACTCCACGTCCCGGTACCCGAAATTTACGGAGAAATCGTACGAGACCCGGACGGAGCTTTGAGGACGACAAAGGCCCAACGCACAGGATGTAACATGTGCGGATTTGGTATCCACCTTGAGAAACGGCCCCATCGCTTTGACCGGCTAAGAGAAAGCAATCCTGCTGAATGGGAGTTCTGGATGTACAACTGTGTCACAGATGCCGTTACCGGTGAAAAATACGGTTGGGGACGTGTGTTGGACTATATCGGCGTAGAGTGGGAGGATGACCCGACCGGAAATATTAAGGGCCAGATGGACATGTGGGAGGAATGAAATGAGATGGTCAACAAAAGCCCCTAAAAAGGCTGGATGGTATTTAGTGACACTTAAAGACGGGATTGTAATGCCAGCATACAGAAGTGAATATCCGACGGGTAATTTTACATGGAAGGAATTGCCGCATGGCTCGGTTGTGATTGCGAGTATACGATTCCCTAAAGCCTACAAGGAGGATTGACATTGAATGATTATTGGAAGTATTTGCATACAGCAATTGAAGAGTATAAAGAATTTCCAGCTTGGAATAAGCCAAAAGAATTTTATGAGTTATTAAACAAATTTTGCAATGAGAGCAAAAAATTTACAGAATCAAACCCAATCGGTGATAACGCTCCTAAAAATCCGCATGCAGGAGAAACAAAAATAGGTACAACAGAATTTGATGTGTTCAACATGTTATCGTTAAAAAGATTAAGAAAAAACGGGATACACGAATAGAGGATGTGTAAAATGGAGAGAATTACTGTTTTTGATGGTGAGTTTTGGGCTCATAAAAATTTCCCACCAGTTAAAGATGATACGGTAGATGAATTTGTCGATTGTGTAAAAGAACTGGCAGCTCGCCTCGCTGCCTACGAGGAAACCGGGCTGGAGCCGGAGGAAATCGAGCGCATTTTAGATTCATACGGGCGCGGCATGACCTTGCGAACAGAAAACGCTCAGCGGTTAGAAATCATCAAGGAAATTCCTATTAACCGCATCCGCGAGCTGGCGCAGGCGGAGAAAGAGGGGCGGCTGGTGGTGCTGCCGTGCAATGTGGGGGATAAATTATACGATGTTACGCTCGGAGAAGTAAGAGAGAAAATCGTGATATCAATATCGATGCTTCTGTCTAAAAGTGTGAATCATTTAGTGATACACGCTGAAAACTTTCGGAATGCGGTTACGTCCTACGAATTACAGGACATTGGCAAAACTTTTTTCCTCACCCGCGAAGCCGCCGAGGCCGCGCTGGTGGAAAGGGAGGCAGAGCATGACAGATAAAGAGCTTGTGGAGAGACTAAACGCATACTCCGCTCAATACCAAAATCATGGAGGCATTACAGCGGAAGCGGCAGACCGCATTGAACAATTGCGCGCCGAATTAACCAACGAAAGAATCGCCAACACGAATCTCATAGGCGAACTTGCCACGGTGGCCGCAGAGCGCGACCGATACAAGGAGGAGAGGGATGCGCTTATGGAGGCGGTGCGCGGAAAATGTAGCCTTTGTAAATACTATAATTATGATTTGCTTGATGATAATTGCCCTTGTTTGAATTGCGAATATACAGGCAGAAAAAGTGCAACAGGCAAATATTGGAAGTTGATTGAATTGGAGGGAAACACATGACACGTGAAGAACTACAATCGGCAATTCAAGACTTTTGGGATGAGGCATTCCACTACGGCAAACACGAAATTAGCGATACTTCAAAGGCAATTGCGTTGGAATGCATGATGGATGCGGCGGAGTGCAAAAGATGCAGCATTTTAAAGCGTGTAGAAACGTATACGGACACACGGACTTGCACCAACTGCCCGCTCGATGGGCATTGCGAATTTGTGGTTTGCCGTGAAAAGGAGGGCGTACAGCATGAGCTTAGATAACATTACAGCACTAGTTTGGATTTTTGTAGCTGGGTATGCACTTTCGGTTTTGCAGTCAATAAAAAGAACTTCTGATTTTGTGAAAACCGAGGTGCAAAAAATGTGTGAGGAGGAAAAACAATGAAGGAAGTATTTGAAAAGGCCATTCTTACATACGGCCAGACAGCTCAAGAAGATGTTGCCATCGAAGAAATGAGCGAACTCATTAAGGCGATTTGTAAAATGCGGAGGGCAGGCGTGAACGAAAAGCCAGCGGCTATGGATGCCATCGTTGACGAGATCGCGGACGTGTCTATTATGATGGAGCAGCTCTGCATGATGTACGAGTGCTTTGACGCTGTTGAAAACCGCAGGCAATACAAGGTGCGCAGACTGGCAAACAGGCTTAAGGAGGCCCCGGCATGCTCGAAATAATCATAGCTTTCGCAAAGGCTGTGGGAATTGTACTGCTTCTGTCCTGCCCTATTGTTATGTGGGCGTGCTTGGTGGTTTCGGGGAGGTTCGATGATGATTGAGCGACAGTGTGAAGTGTGTGGCGCTCCGATGATATTAAAGAGACCGAACTCGTCTCGGAAATATTGTGATGCATGCGCTAAAAAGGTAAGAATGGAAAATCAAAAAATAGCACAAGAACAACTAAAATTGAAAAGAAAAGCCGAGAAAATAAGGGAGCGGGACAAGCTCGGTGCATTTTTAAGGGAGCTGGATACATATAACAACGAGCGCCGTAAGCGCGGAGAATGTCCTGTAAGCTACGGGAAATATGTGGCTATGCGCGGAGGTTTTATCTGATGTATGATCTACCGCATGGAATTGTACGAGCATGCGCGGGAGTTGTTGAGGCGCTGGATGTGCTGCCAGACCGATATAAGCAAGCTGTGGCGCGTGCGGAGGAAAGCGTTGGGCAAAGCTTTGATAAGGATGCAGTCGCGGCGCGCAGGGCACTTATAGCCGCGGTGAAATTATCCATCATCAATCAAAAGGACTGGCCGTATGATTTTTTGGAGGCGCATTACGGGTTTGCGGTAAGCCGCAGGACTTTTTACAAAGAAAAACGGAAATTTTGTTGGGCATTGGCAAAAGAATTGAATTTGATATAGACGAAAAGTGTGCCCAAAATCCAACTGCTTTTTTGATACGATAGGCTTAGGGGAAACCCTGGGCCTATTTTTTATGCCTGAAAGGGGGTGGGCGGATGGCTGCTGCTAACAGCACGAAAACAGCAAAGAAGAGCGTACCGGGGAAGCCGTTTGAAAAGGGAAAAAGCGGAAACCCGAGGGGGCGGCCTAAAATTCCGCCGGATGTGCGGGACATGTTCAAGGCCGCAACGCCTGCCGCCGCAAAGCTGCTCATCAAAACAATAGATGACGAGGACGCTCCGCTGGCGCTGCGGATGGACGCGGCAAAGACAGTGATTGACAGGGTGTACGGTAAGGCTACACAGCCAATTGACGGGAACCTTGACGCGACGCTGCAAATCGTGATGTCCGATGAAGCGCGGGAGCTGATGGGCTGATGCAATGGAATATTGGAAAGCCAAACACAAAACAGATTGCTTTTTTTTAAAAGCGCGCACAAGGTTTGTGGCATATGGAGGGGCGCGCGGCGGCGGCAAAAGCTGGGCGGTACGCAAAAAGTCTGCCGGGCTTGCACTGTCTTATAACGGGATCAGCATTTTGATTTTGCGCCGCACGTTCCCGGAGCTGCGGGAAAACCACATTTTGCCAATGATTGCCGACTTAATGGGGATTGCGCGGTATCGGGACATGGACAAATCCTTCACGTTTCCCAATGGCAGCCGCATCGTATTTGGCTACTGCGACAGCGAGGCGGACGTGCTGCAATACCAAGGGCAGGAGTACGACGTTATTTTTATGGACGAGGCCACGCAGTTCACGGAGTTCCAGTTCACCACGCTTACGGCATGCCTGCGCGGAGCCAACGACTTCCCAAAGCGCTTTTATCTGACCTGCAACCCCGGCGGCGTGGGGCACACTTGGGTGAAACGGCTGTTTATTGACAAGCAGTACAAAGCGTCGGAACGCCCGGAGGATTACTTGTTCATAGCCGCAAACGTATATGACAACCACGCGCTGATGGAACATGACCCGGACTATGTGCGGATGCTGGAAAATCTGCCGGAGGAACAGCGCAAGGCGTGGCTGCTGGGACAGTGGGACATCTTTGAGGGCCAGTATTTCGCGGAATTTGACCGCAATGTGCATGTGTGCAGGCCGCACGGCATCCCGGCGCACTGGCGGCGCTATGTGACGCTGGATTACGGCATGGACATGCTGGCGGCGCTTTGGGTGGCTGTGGACGAGCAGGGGCGCGCCGTGGTGTATAAGGAGCTATACGAGGGCCGGGACAATGGCAAGGGAGCCAATAAACAGGGCCACATCATCAGCGAGGCGGCGCGGCGGATGCTGGAGGTAAACGGTGATGACGATATATACACATGGCTGGCACCGCCGGACCTGTGGAACCGAAGGCAGGACACGGGGAAAAGCGCGGCGGAAATATTTTTTGAGAATGGCGTCGCACTGACAAAGACCGGGAACGACCGTGTGGCCGGATGGCTGGCGGTGCGGGAATTTCTGGCTTTGCGGCCGGACGAGCAGGGCGGAACATCTCCGGGGCTGCGTATCTTCGACACCTGCGCAAACCTGATCCGCACGCTGCCTGCCCTGCGGCACGACGAGAAAAAGCCGGAGGATGTGGCAAATGAGCCGCATGAGCTGACGCATGCACCGGATGCGCTGCGTGGGTTCTGCACCTATTGGAGCACAGCGTCGCAGGCTCCTAAAAAACAGACACACGATATCATGCGGGATGATTTCAGCATAAAGAAGCCCACGGCGGGACCGCTGGGGCAAGGAGGGAAATATCATGTTATCTGACATTTTAACGTTTGTTCTGGCGCTGGCGGTATGCGGTATGGCGGCGCTGTGCGTATACTGCTACCGCCTCGGGCTGCGGGACGGTATGCATGTGCAGGAAGGAATAGCTCCGGAGCCTGCGAAGATGCCTGTAAAAGCTACGGTAAAGCGCACGGACAAATATGACACGATTCTGGCGAACATCGATGCATATGACGGGACCGGGAAAGGCCAGAGGGTGGTTAAATGATGCAGGAAAAAGAGTGTACGGACATCTGGCGCAAGTACCAGGCGGGCAAGGACCATCACAACAAAGCGAACATGTACACGCTGACGGAAAAATGCCACCGTTTTTACGAGGGCGACCAGTGGCACGGGCTGCAATCCGGAGATGAGGAATTACCGGTTCTGAACTTTATCAAGCCCATCTGTCGGTACAAAATTGCCATGGTAGCGATGAACGATACGGCGATCATATTTTCTCCAATGGATGACGACCCGCAGAAAGCCGAGATTTGCGACGCATTGACGGAGTTCGCGGCGGCGCAGTGGGAAAAGGGCAAACTGGACAGCAAGAAATGGGCCGTTGTGAAAAATGCTTGCATCACGGGAGATCATTATCTGTACTGCTTTGATGACCGAAAGCCGAGCAACAGCGTAGTAACAGACATGACGCCACGGCTGAAAATGAGGCTGATTGATAAGACTTCGCTGTATTTGGCCAACGAGCAGGAGCCGAACCTGGAAGAACAGGAATGGATTATCATTGCCGAGCGCGTGCCTGTGGACAGCGTGCGTAAACAGGCGAAGGAAAATGGGATAAACGAAGCGGATATCCGTATGATCGTATCCGATGAAGCGGACGAAACGCAGTTAGGCGTTACGAGTGCCGACGAGGTGCAGACGGACAACGGGAAATGCACAAGCCTGTTGTTCATGCGCAAGACAACAGATGGCATGGAGTTCTGCCGTTCAACGGAGACCGTTATTTACCGGCCCATGGAGAAAATCAACGGTTTGGACGTTTACCCGGTGTGCGGCATGCGCTGGGAAGAAAAAATGGGCAGCGCCCGGGGCGTGGGCGTTGTGGAAACGCTGATTCCGAACCAGATCGAGGTGAACCGCACGCTGGCGCGGCGGGCCATCTGCGTGAAGCGGTACAGCTTTCCCACGGTGGTGTACGACCAGGACAAGCTGCTGCAGCCGGAGAGCCTGGGCACAGTGGGGGCAAGCATCGGTGTGAAAAACCTGAACGCGAACCCGGTGGGCAGCTTTGTGCAGTATCTGAACCCCGCGCCCATCAGCGGCGATGCTGCGAATTTACAGGCCGAGCTTGTGGGCACCAGCCGGGAGCTTGAAGGAGCAAGTGAATCAGCCACTGGACAGGTAGACCCAACAAAAACCAGCGGCGAGGCCATCAAGGCGGCCCGCGACCAGAGCGCCATGAACCTGAACGAACAGAGCGCGGCATATAAGCAGTTCGTGGAAGACCTGGCGATGATCTGGTACAAGCTGTGGGTGGCGTATTCTGTACAAGGATTGAAACTGGACAACGGCGTTTTGATTTCGAACGCTGACCTTCAAAATCTGGACATTGATATCAAAATCGACATTTCGCCCATCGACCCGTACAGCGTGCTTTCCCGTGAGCTTTCGCTGGAAAATGCGCTGGCGCAGCAGCATATCACATTTGAGGAATACGTGGAGGCGCTGGACGACAATTCCGGCGTGCCGAAGGACAAGTTCCAGGCCATTTTGGACAGGCGCGCACAGGCGCAGCAGGAGGCCTCTCAGGCGATGCTTGCTATGGGCGTGCCGAATGGTATGCCCGGCACGGGAATGGGCGCACAGGGAGTTGCAACCGCATCTCCTGTAATGACGGCAGGAGAGGGGATGATGCAAAATGCTATGCCCATTGTGTAAAACGGAGATGCGCATTTCCGGCAGCCGAACAAAAGCCGAGGGCGACAACAGCCCGGACACCGCTACCAAAGTATACATAGAGCAGGACCTTACCTGCACGAACGTGCAATGTGCGAACCACGGTAAAATCGTGGAGCAGCGGCGGGCGTATCTAATCGGAGGCGAGCCGGGCGAATAGCCCGCGCTTCAAATAATTCGCAGGCAACGCGGAAAAATCCAATCGCTTTCCAAGCGTAAAAAGGAGAAAAATGGACGAGAACATGAACACTACAGAAGCGCAGGTACAGGAAAGCGCCGTGCCTGACGCAGAAGCCGTTGCCGCAGAAGAAAACGCAGCGGCATCCAAGCCTGAAACTTCGGTGGAGAATGAAACAGGCGCAAACGAGGCTGAACCCGCCAAACAGCCGCAATCTCCGGAAGAAAACGCAAGGTTTGCCGCCATGCGCCGCCAGCAGGAGGCACAGCAGCGGGAAGAACAGATTTTCCACGAACTCGTAGGAGACGCGGTCAACCCGAATACCGGAAAGCCGTTTGCATCCAAGGCGGAATTTGTGGCATGGCGTGATGAAATGGCAACACGCCAGCGCGCACAGGCTGCGCAGATGGAGCCGGAGGCTTTCAAGCAGCTTGAAGCGCAGCTTCGTGAGCAGATTAAAGCCACAGACCCGGAGATTCGGGCGCAGGCAGAAGAATTGCAGCGACATCGGCAACGGGAAGCACAGGAGCAGTTTTCAAATGATCTGAAAGCCATCCGAAAAGCATACCCGGACGAGAAAGCCAAAAGCGTGGACGAGCTGGGCGTTGAATTTTTGAAGCTGTGCGCGAGCGGCATCAAACCGCTTGTGGCCTATGAGGCCATCCGGGCCGAAAAAGCGCGCAGCACGCCGAACCCACCCAGTATGGGAGATGTAAAGCCGACATCTTCCGGAGAAAAAGAGTTCTTCACGCGCGAAGAAGTGGCAGCGATGGACCAGGCGACGGTAAGCAAAAATTACGAAAAAATCAGAAAATCCATGGGAACATGGAAGTAAAGGAGGAGTTTTAAACTATGGCATATCAGAATTTTATTCCCACCGTATGGGCGGAAGCCATCAACCGCGAGCTGGAAAAAGCGCTCGTATATGCAGAGGGCTGCAACCGCCAGTATGAGGGCGAAGTAAAGGCGATGGGAGACACGGTACGCATCCTTGGAGTGGGAAAGCCCACCATCACCACAACCACTGACAAAGCGATCACACTGAGCGACCCTGAAAACGTGGATGACACCAGCGTGACACTTGCCATCAAGCAGATCAGCTATTTCAACTACAAGGTAGACGATATCGACAAGCGGCAGGCTGTGGGCGGCGTGATGGAGGCGCTGAACAAGGAGGCGACTTACGGCCTTGCGGACGAGATGGACAAGCACATTGCCGGCATGGCGGCAACACGTGAGGCGGTGAAGTACGCGTCCAGCGCAACATCTATCACCAAAAGCAACGTGCTGGAGGAGATCGACAAGGCGCTGGAAAAACTGTACGGCAACAACGTGAAGCCCAACGGCAAAATCATGATGGAGGTGCCGCCCTGGTTCTACATGCGCCTGAAGCAGGCATACACGGCGCTGGACACCGACAACAGCAAAATGCTGGAGAACGGCCGCGTGGGCAAGTACGGCAACGTTATTGTAAAGATGAGCAACAACGTCGCCGTGGATTCCAGCGCAAACAGCCTTATTACGGTGCACACGGACAAGGCAGTGGCGTTTGTGAACCCGATGACGCACGTGGAGGCGTACCGCCCGGAGAAGGGCTTCTCCGACGCGGTGAAGGGTTTTGTGCTGTATCAGGCGAAAATCGTGCGGCCCAAGGAGCTTGTGGTGCTGAACTGCAAGGCCGGGGCTTAATGGAAAGGAGTTTTGAAACATGGCTGCAACTGCAATTGCTTTGACAAAAATCCCCTTGAACGGCGGGGTGGAGCTGCCCGCTGCGGCTGCCCTGGACGGCACGGCCGGGGCGGAGATTCAGTTTGATGAAAAGGATACAAAAATCGTGATCCTGATTGAAAACAGCGGCTCCAGCGCCGGGGACGTAACATTCAAAGCCGGAAATGGCATTCAGGGCGTCGCGGACCTTGTGGTGAACGTGGCGAACGGCAAGACCAAGGCCGTGGTGCTGGAATCCGGCGCGTTTAAAAAGGCGGGCAAGGTCATTGTTACAGGCGCGGCGACCATGAAGGCGGCGGCATTGCTGCTTCCTTAAATGGCCCGTGAGGGGGCGAAAGCCCCCTTTTGACACGAGAATGGAACATGCGGGTTCGATTCCTGCGCTCGTGAATTGGAGGCGACAATAAACATGATGTTGGGCGATGCAAAGAGTGAAGTTTTAAAGCTGCTGGACGAAACAAAGCCAAGGGTTGATTTGACGTGGAAACTGGACCGTTTTTTTGACATGGGACAGAAAGAGGTAGCGTTGTATTACCCCATCTGGCGTGAAAAAATGTACACAGCGGAAGATGAAAAAACGCTGCCGCAGGACTGCTATAAGCCGCGCTACGTGATCGTAGACGGCATTGCACATCCGTACACAAAATATTCGCAGCTGCCGGATGCGTTTACGCTGCGCTATGAGGCATACCCGGCGGACATTCCGGACAATGCGCCGGATGAAACGGAGTTTGATTTGCCGGATGAAGCAGTGTTGGCCGTGATTTTATTTGTCGCGGCGCAGACGCAGAGCATGGAATACGACCAGCGGTTTTTCCAGAGCTTTTACGCGCAGTATCAGGGCAAGCTTTCAAACCTTTCCGGCATGACAGATGGGCCAACAGCGGTTGTAATGGGTGGCTGCAATGTTTAAGCAGACGAATATGCCGCGCGCCTCGGCCCCCACGCTGTCCCAGGTGAAAATTGATACCTTTTTAGGCGCGGACCTGACGAACAGCCCGGCCAACGCGGACGAAAACCGCTCGCCCGACTGCGAGAACATGATCCGCGACGTGCCCGGGAAGGTGCGCAAGCGCATGGGATGGCAGGTGAAGCGGACGCTGGACGGGCGAATCAACGGATATCACGCGCTGATGGGACACGACCCGCTGGTACACGCGGGCACAAAGCTGTACAAGGGCGATTCCGTGGTGTATTCCGACGCAAACGACGCGCGCAGCCGCTCGTGGGAATTTGGCGAAAAACTGTACATCGCGGACGGAAAGGCGCTGCTGTGCTACGACGGCACGGCCGTGACGCGGGTGGACGCGGACGCATACATCCCCACGCTGACCATCGCGCGCGCGCCAAACATCGGCGGGGAAGAATATGAAAACGCCAATTTGATATCTCCGAAATACCGGGAGCAGTTCCTCGGGACAGAAAATGATAAGGTGTATCAAATGTCCCTTGTGCCGCTGGACAGTACGCCCGTGGAGGTAGAGCTGTTACAGGCGGACGGAAGCTGGAAGCCGATGGCGGAAAACAGCGGCTTTACTGTAAACCGCACGGCAGGCACGGTCACGTTCACCACCGCGCCGGGCGTATCCCCGGTGGCGGGGCAGGACAATGTGAAAATCACCGCATCACAC